GTATTCCTGCAAGCTCAAGTGGTGACTGGATACACAAAGGATGAGCTGAGAGAGAAGTCAATGGATGATATATCTCCCTTAATCAATAAGTTCATTGAGCAATGCCAGGGCTACAATGAGAATAAGCTCCAAAAGTACATCAAGATGGGTGGCAAGACTATGGGCTTTCATCCCAATCTAGAAGCTATGAGCTTTGGTGAGTATCTTGACCTCAATGAGCTAGTGAGGTCTGACTTCACTAACAACTTACCTAAGATCATGAGCATCTTGTATAGGCCAGTAGTATCAGAGTTCATGCATAACTATGAGATTGAGAAGTATGACAGTGCTGTCCACATCAAGAATGCTGACTTATTTAGAGAGGTAGACATGGCCTATGTGAATGGTGCTATGGTTTTTTTTTGTCTGCTCAGGGAAGATTTGCTGAGCAGTTCCCTCAGATTATTAGATCAGCAGATGCTGACACAGATGGAGGAGAGCCTGACTCTGATAGAGGAGGAGCTACACTCTCATCTCAATATGGATGGTGGCATATCATTGAGGAGCTAACAGATAGAGACATCACTAAGTTCAATATGATCACTGACCTACCAGCTGCTCAAATCTTCGCACACATCAGCTACATGAAGTCATATAACAATGTCATGCACCCTTTGACCCTTTAATATACTAAGAGATATGAGTACAAGTACGACCACATACAATGTCATCATAAAAAGATTTGAGGACTTTGCCACTGCTCACCCTTTAATCAATCGTTTCACTTATGGCACGATCCAAGAGGGAGATATAGGCAAGTCATGTACCTATCCTTGGATGCATGTCGCTCCATCATCTACCAACTATGATGATGGTCAGAGAGGTATGTCCTTTGACATTCTCTTTGCTGACTTAGTCAGAGACAAAGATGATAAGCCCGAAAATGAGAAAGAGATCATCAGTGACTGCTCACAGCTATTTGAGGACTTGCTTGCCACCATTGAAAACAATACATTGTTTGGTGACAATGCACTATTGCAAAAGCCTATCACTATCACTCCCTTCCTTAACTCGTTCACTAACAACTTGACTGGAGTAGAGGGTACTGTCACCATTGAGCTTGACTACACTTTTGACTTTTGCTCAGTTCCGGTAGACTTCAACTTGAACATTCCTACCAGTGGAGGGCAAGGTGGTGGAGTGCTGACCTTTGACGATAGCTTGAACTTATCAGGTACATCAGTCACGCTTGACAATGATGTAGATACACCAGGCAATGACTACTACTATGGTACAGATGCAACTGGTACAAAGGGGTGGTATACACTTCCTACCGGAGGAGGTACACCTAGCGGTCCAGCTGGAGGAGATCTAACTGGCACCTATCCTGATCCAACAGTACACCGAGTACATGGAGTAGACTTTCAATCAGGCACTCCATCAGATAATGAAGTGTGGATATACAAAGGTAGTGCAGCTAAGTGGCAGCATCAGCATATTCACGCATCAGAGGTAACAAATGATAGTCAAGTGACTGGTACCAATGTAGATGATGCACTAGATCATTTGCATACTACCAAAGAGCCAACTATCACAGCTGGTACTACAAGTCAGTACTGGAGAGGTGATAAGAGCTGGCAGACACTCTATAATACGAGTATTCAAAGTAGCATAATAGGTACGACAATCACAGTGCAGGCATCACCCATCACACGCTATCACGCAATAGCAGGGGCGGTGACATCTTCTACAGTGGCATATCAAGTGCCTTTACCAATGGCTTGCACAATTAGTAACTTTCATTTCCGCACATATGGAACGCAACCTAACAACGGAAGTTTTGTTGCAACTATTCAAAAGAATGGGGTAGATACTGCCATCACAATAACAATAGCAGCAGGATCAGCAGCCAATACATTTCTTGATACAACCAATAGCGCGACATTTGCAGCTAATGATACTTGGCAATTAAAGGTTATTCAAAATGCAATAACAGGTGCTTCACCAACAGCTAGTTCACTCGGTACTTATTCATTTAAGATCACTATGTAATGGCAAAGAAACTAGTATTTACAACTAACATACCTGGAGCTACTACTGACTATGCAGCAGCTGATGGTACATGGAAAACAATACCAGGTGGAGGAGGGGGAGGTAGTGGTACAGTCACATCAGTGGCTACAACTGCACCCATAACTGGAGGCACAATCACTACAAGTGGTACCATTGGCATCACTCAGGCAACTGGATCTACTGATGGATACTTATCATCCGCTAACTGGAACACATTCAATAACAAGCAAGATGCTATCACACTGACTACTACTGGAAGTGGTGGCTCAGCAACTTTAGTGGGTAGCACTCTGAACATTCCTCAATATACTAGCTTGGCTGTTTTACAAGCTGTTTATGGAGGTACTACATTATCAACAGGTCAAATAGCTTATGCTGCATTTGAAAATATAGGTGGCGTCCTTACCAATGAAAATACTCGCAGAGTGATTATGCCAGTAGCCTGCACAATGAGTAAATTCTACACCGTTTCAGGTAGTACTCAACCTGCAACTGGATCATTGACATTGACAATTAGAAAAAACATAGCAGATACTATTTTAGTTATTACTATTGCCGCAGGTAGTATTGCAGGGATTTATTCAAACACATCTAGTATAGTATCATTTGCGGCTGGCGATGCAATGGCTATCAAATTTGTCAATAATGCAACATCAACAAGTGCATCAATAATATCAGTATCATCACTTTTATCTTAATGAAATGAATTATACACTTACTCAAAAGGATGGCGGTATCAATGAGCTGACCATACCAACAGATGGACAATGGGGAACTATCTGCTTTGCATGGGAGGACTCTAACACTGAGTTCACCACAGCACTGGCAGCCAAAGGTATAGATGCCTTTATAGCTTTACTCATTGCAGATCCTAACACTGCCTATACAATTTTCTGTGGAGCTTAACAATCTCAAAGCACTGCTGCAAGAGTTCGTCACTGAGGTAGTACAAGAAGCTCAGAGGAATATTGGTGCCACTCAAAAGGTATCAAAGTTCAAGGTGAGCAAGACTATCTCAAAGAACTTCGTAGCTAGTGGTAAGCTCAGGGATGGACTAAGGGGGAAAGTCAATAAGGACATGACTCTCTCATTCTTTGTGGTGGGTGCAGCTAAGCAGTACGCAATGGCAATAGAGCATGGACAGAAAGGAACTAAGGGAATGCCCACTGATGATCCATACTACATGCCATCCAAGAATGCGACAACTGCCAAGATGCCTCCCTCAAAAATGATATTCAAGTGGATGGAGAGAAAGAATATAAAGTTCCGGGATGAGAATGGTAAGTTCATCAGCAAGCCATCAAAGAGCAAGAGAGAGGGCATAGCATACGCAATAGCAAAAGCAATACAAGAGAGAGGTAGAGTAGGCTTGCACTACTTTGAATATGCCTACTTAGATACACTCAAGGCAATGGGTCCTGATATACTTAATAGTGTAGGAAAGGACATTGAAGTAGAGCTACTCAATACTTTCAGACTAGTTAAAAAAGCATAAGCAATGGCACTAACATTACAAAGGACATCACAGACACTTATCACCTATGACAATGTCAGCAAGGGTGGTATTGATAATGTGGTCACAGCACTCAGCACTGAATATACTCAACCTGGTTTTAGGTATGTTGTCACTATATCTGTGCAAGATTTTTATAGCAATTTCGTAGACACTTATTTATATGTCCATCCCAATCCATTTGGTAGGGGCATCATCAATCTTAGACCTCATCTTATCAATGCTTTGTACTACAGAGCGATAATAGATACGACATTGACTTTACCATACATTCACAATACAAAAGCGAATAGTCCATCTGCATCTTTAATCAGCGCAACAGGCAATATGAATACTGCAGTGACTATTCGAGTATTTGAAGGGTGGGAAGTAGCTGGAGTATTCACACAAGATCCCGATGGTATTGGTCCCCAATATATAGAGCTCATGGCATTTTGGGGATGGGATAATGCTTTCTCATTCAATCAGAATAATAGCGCAAGCTCACCTGGACCAGGTTTCAATGACCTGACATCTAGTACTTACTATAAGAGACTAGCATCAAAGGTGCCTCCCTCATTCAGATCAGGAGTGACATTTGTACCTACTCTGCCCTATAACATGGGTAGCTTTTGTATCAATTCAGATGATGGTACATTTAGCTCTGAGCAAGATGCCAATAATAAATATATTGAGCTAAATTTCTACACAAGCTCAGGCACATTGATAACCACAGACACTACATCATTCACAATCAAAGTAGAGCCTGGTGCTGTGGCACTCGTTCCGGCATTCGCTGGAAATATAACATACTTGAGAAGTGGTGGCATACCAGCTAATACTGCATTCTATACATTGCAAATTAAGGATATTGTGACTAATGCAATATGCAGTACCAAGTGGCTATTTGTGATTGAAGATATAGACTGTGATCACAATCCAATAGAACTTGGATGGATAGGAAAGAAAGGAGGATGGAACTACTACAACTTCATCAAGACTAATCAGAACAGCATAGACATTCAAAGGACTGAATACAAAAAGCCCTTTGGAAACTATGGTAGACTGGGTGATGGTTTAGAGACTCCAGGCATGCTGACTACAGACTGGTCAGACAATAGGCAATATGTGAGCAGAGAAAACATGGTCACTAAGTATTTGACAGTGACAAGTGACTGGATCACAGAGGAGGAGTTCGTATATCTTGAAAGCTTAATGGTATCAGAGGTAGTGCATTGGGTGAACTATGATGGCAGAGGTGACTACATCCCAATGATAGTGACTGATAATAGTTACATAATGAGAAGGGAACGCAATAGCACTAAGTACAATCTGACACTTAAGCTCAAGTATGCACAAGACTATCAAGCAATAAACTACAATACAAGCTATGAATGATGTGATACTCACTGTCTATGATCAGCAGAACAATGGCTTTATAGTCGATCTGTATGGTCAGGACACAATCTCTATGAACTTCAACTTCAATAGCATCACTACGCTAGAGGCTGGTGATGTCTATAGTCAAGAGTTCAGGATACCAGCTACTCAAAACAACTGTAATCTATTCGGCTTGCAGAGTGACTTCAATATAGTAGGATCAAATGATATACGCAGAAAGTTCAAAGCAGTTCTGACTGTCGATACTATACCAGTGTCGGAAGGTTTTGTCCAGTTCAAAAAGTCATTTATCAAGAATGGTAAGATGGCTGATTTTTCAATAGTCTTTTATGGTGATGCGGTAGACTTAGGTACTAACTTGAAAGACCTAGACTTTTCTGATCTAGTATATTCAGATGCTGAGCATCAGATGTCCTATGACAATGTATGGTTAGTCAATGATGGTGGTACGGTTGGAGGCAATGACTACAGTGATCATAAGCTGATGTGGACCTTAATAGACAGAGGTCAGCAATTTATCACATTCCCATCCAACTATGCAGGCACATTTGTCAATGCCGACTATACAAGTGTGAGCAATTCAAATAGGATAGATGTCACTGACCTCACTCCATGTCTTAAAGGAACTTATCTCATTGACAGAATCAATAACTTTTTAGCTGGCAATAATAATAGAAAGATAGAGTTAAGCACAGATGTACAAGCTGAGCTAGACAAGATGTGCATGCCATTTATTGGTAAGGATGGCACTCTAAAATATAAAGACAATGCTGCAGCTATTGAGTGGAAAGGAACTAACTATACTGATGATACTTTGTCTTTTGCAGTACTTAGTGGCAATCTATACACAGCCATCACTGGAATAGCTTTCAATGATGTCATAGATATAGGCAGCAACTTTGATACACTCAATAACCGTTATGTCATACCGGATGATGGGTACTACCAGTTCAAGATCACTGGCACTATCAGGGGTGATGTAGGTGGTATACCTACTAGTCCTGCCTTTCCAGTAGTTCCGGGTTTCTTAGTGAATGGTACAGACTTTTACTCAGCATTCAACTCAATATTAGGAGGTGGTGTATATCCTCAATTTGAATCTCCCTTTCTTGATGTAGATATAGCAAGCTACACAGCACAAGCTCCAGTCATTACAAGCAATGAGATAGTAGTGCCAGTGTTCATCAATAATGCTGCAGTGAATGAGGACACTGCTGTATTCTTTAACGCTGGGGACTATGTAGAGGTAGCATTCGCATCTGTTGGTGATCCAACAGCAGGAGGGACAATAGACATTATTGCTAAAGTCAATAATTGGACATTGCAGAAGTACAATCTAACTCTATCAAATGCTATCAGCTTATCTGATATGGCACCCGAAAACTATCAGCTACTTGATTTCCTACGCGACATCATGAAGCTTACCAATGCAGTAGCCATACCTAACTATAGCAACTATAAAGTGATTGACATCATGACAATGAATGAGTACTTGGCTGGGGGTGGTACAATAGACTGGACTACTAAGATAGATGAGATGGGTGAAATGACAATAGTACCCTCATCAGACTATCAGACAAGACAGCAGAACTTCACATTTAGCGAGGGTGCAGATGTAGCAAGTCAGGCCTATAAGTCAGTCGGCAGAGTATTTGGATCACTGAACTTGTATGATACTGCTAGTGATTTCACAGTGGGAGAAAATAAAGTAGAAGTAATAGCAAGCACTACTCCTAATCAGATGTTCCCCAACGCAAGTAACATAGATTTTTACTTTCCCAAATTCGTAGATGATGAGTACAAGTGGGTATATCCCGATGCTAGATTATTCTACTTTTCTTTTGATCCTTTAGACACTTTGGGACTCAGGCCTATTGGTGGAAGTATCAGTGCTTATGATAGCTTATTGTATGTCCCTTTTATAGGTCACTATGATCATGTCTATGTAGACCTATCAACAAATGACTTGAACTTCGCACAAGAGATACCTCTGCATCCTATCACATCAGCTCCGGTAAATACTATGTATTTCAAGTATTACAACAACTACTTACAAGAGCTGTATAGTCAAGAGAGCAAAGTATTGACTGCTCAGTTCAATCTTGATGTGACAGACATCTTGAACTTGAACTTCAATGACAGTGTATTCTTATTCAACAGCTACTGGCGAGTATTGTCAGTGGATGGGTACAATATGGGGATGAATCAAAGTACCTCTGTGACATTGATCAAGAAATTGAGTGGGGTAGACTTACCGAATCTATGCGTAGATACTGCCATAGCTATCGAGAAAGATGGCTCAGTGCAGTGGCTCAATGGAGGTAGTCAAGTATGCTGTGAGCAGATAGGATACTATTGGGATAGTACACTCAATATGTGCTATAAAAGTCAGAATCAGGGAGGCATCAAAGATCCTATTATCTCTCCCACTTTAGGTGTGACCTCTAGCTTTCTCAATCAGTTCACAAATGTTGGTGGAAAGAAAGATCCATCAGCTACCGGAACTATCGTAATTGGTAAAAGCTTGACTGTGACTGGAGCTGCAAAGAATAGCATAGTAGGGGGAGAGGACTTGCTTGTACAGAATAAGGGAGTGTGGTATGGTGGAGGTAGTGATGGAGTGCTAGTCAATAGATCAGCAAGTGGTCAAATGGTATGGCATGCTAAAGATGTATTCACATCAGCAGCTATGACTACTGTAGTAGGCTCATTCTTGACTTTAGAGAATGCTATCTACACTGCAGAGGTAGTACTTACTTGTACTACTTTGACAAGTGTACCAGGATCAGGACTAGAGCCAACAGAATACTACAGTATTCGTACATATAGCTTTGCGTACAATAAAGGAGGCATAGCAGCAGGAGACAATCCGCACAATGTTATCATAGATATAGATACCAATTTGGGAACTTTTGAGCTAGGATGGAATACCAACGCTGTGAACAATGCAATACTTGACCTAGAAGTCAAGAACACTGGAGCTCCGTCTTATCCCACTCCTCAAATTTACATGACAGCACAAGTGATACTCACGCAAATAGGCACAGAATGACAATAGACAAGATAGATCCTGCACAAATAGCAGAGGCACTAGCACTACTACAACAGAAACTACCAACGGAGTCTGAGGTGGGTGCTATCGCGAAAGGTAAGTACAAGAATAAGATGAGCAAGTACATCACTAAGCTCATCAATTACTCAATAGTGTTTATACTAATAGGTACAATAGTAAGCGGAGCAATATGGCTGATGAGATATTAAGTGGCCTTAGAGGCATAAAGACAGAGTTAAGGGCGGTACAAGATCAGATGGCTGGTCTAGATGCTGGCTCTCAAGAGTTCGTGAAACTGTCTCAGAAAGCTGGAGAGCTGAGGGATAGGATGAGAGATGTGCAAGAGGCAGTCAATGCCAATGCTGGTCCAGCTATAGCAAGCTTTGGAAATAACCTGAGCATAGCTAGAGGTCAAATCATGGATCTAGATCTAGAGGGATTTGGCGAATCTATGACACGCATGGCATCCAATGTTAAGTCTGTAGATTTCAAATCATTCAAAGATGGTTTGAAAAGTATGACTGATGGATTTGGTAATCTAGCAAAAGCATTGCTCAGCAATCCTATTTTTTTGATAGCTGGTGCTATAGCTCTTATTGCCATGAATATGGATAAGGTCTTCAAAATTTTCCCATCATTTGAAAAAGGACTTAAAGGTATAGGAGAACAGGAGAGAGAAATAGCAAAAGCAGTAGAGGCAAGAGCGCAAGCAAGTAAAAAAGCCTACGAACAAAGTAGTCTTGAGATCAATCAAATGAAGCTTGCTGGAAAAAGTGAAAGAGAGATAGTAGAATTTAGAATGGCTAGACTTAAAACATCTATAGCAGATGCTAAGGTACAGCTAGAGACATCAGTCATTCAGGCCAAGATGCAGATTGAAACTGCTAAAAGGAATCGTGAAATCCTGGATGGTATTATTCAATGGATTACTTCCCCATTGCAAGTATTATTGGGAACGATTGATCTGATTGGTAAAGCAGTAGGAAAGGATTTTGGATTACGAGAAGGAATGAATGACTTGATTGGTGATTTAATGATAGACCCAGTTCAAATAGAGACAGATTTGAATAATTCAATAATAGCTCAACAAGATGCTTTGAAGCAAATGGAGAGCGATTATGTGGGTTTTCAGCTTAATATAAAAGAAATAGATAAGAAAGCAGCTGACACTAAAAAGCAAAATGAAAACGAAGAAAGAGCAAAAAGTCAGCACGATGATTTGGAGTCTATAAAAAGCAGAGACATTACTAGAATAGAGTCAGCAAATCTGCAGAAAGAGTTAAAGACTGCTATCACAAATCATATTTTAAGCGAGGAAGAAAGACAAACAATAGCAGAAAGAAAAGCAGCAAATGAAAGAAAAGAGATTTGGGCTGCTGCCTGGTATGCTAAGTATGAGCTAGCATCTGCTACAACTGATGCCATGATGAACTTGAATAATGCACTCACAGAAAGTGGATTGATAAGTGCAGAGAAAGGTTTCAAGATAGGCAAAGGTCTATCCATTGCTCAGACTACAATCGCAACTATTCAAGGGGTACAGAATGCATTAAGCGCAATGAGTACAATACCTGAGCCTTTTGGTACAGCTCTCAAGATAGCGAATGCTGTCAGCATTGGAGCTGCAGGAGCAGTAAATATAGCCAAGATAGCCAAGACACAATTCAATTCACCCAATGCAGGAGTGACACCTACAGCTCCCTCAGGAGGGGGTGGCGGTGGTGGTGGAGGAGCTATGTCTGCACCTTCGGCTCAATCACCCAGTGCTTTGAATCTTTCTTTCTTACAAGGCAATGTCAATACTGCACCCTTACAGACTTATGTACTCGCTGGTCAAGTGAGCAATGCACAGCAAGCGGAATTTAAAATAAAGAATACTGCATCTATACTAGGAGGAGGTTAATACTATGGAAAAAGATAAAAAGAAAATGAAGATCATTGAGTATGTTATCAATGATGATGATCAAAAGACTGGAGTCTATTGCATGTCACTTGTAGAGAATCCTGCCATCCTGGTCAACTGGATAGCATTATCTGCACAAGAGAAGGTAGAGGAGCTAAAGTTCGCAGCAGTGGAGAGTGGAGAGCAGAGGATGCTGTATGGTCCAGTGATGATCCCTGACCAACTTATCTACCGCTACAATGACAAGACCAAAGAGGAGTGGATGGCTACCTACAAAGCAGAGACTATCAAAGCCATTGCTCAGAAGTACATGAGAAACAGCATGCACCAATACACCAATGTAGAGCATGCCATACCAGTGCAAGGAGTGAACATAGTAGAGACCTGGATACAAGCAGATACAGAGAAAGACAAGTCAGCTGCATTGGGTTTCACTACACCCATTGGCACCTGGTATATTGGAGGGCATGTAGAAGATGATGGCTTGTGGCAAGATGTAAAGAATGGAGTATTCAAGGGATGGTCACTAGAGGGGTACTTCCTAGAGAATGAGGAGAAGATGATGGATGAGTACGAAGTAGAGAAGATACTGGATCAGATGATTGAGGAGCTTAACATCTTAGAGCATCCATGAGAGACTTCATGAAAAAGCTTATCAGTGCCAATGACGATATGAGCTCCAAGAGATTTGCAGCTCTTATCTGTACTGCCACTGTGATAGTCCTTGCATTTATTGCAACAACTGCTGATGAGGACAAAATATGTCCAGAGTTCATGTATGATGCATTGTGCTTAATAGCAGGGGGAGGACTAGGCTTGTCAGTGATTGAGAAGATATTTGAAAAAAGAAAATAGACATTTATACTAAGACACATGGAAGTAAAAGACCGCATTTATCAGATTATTGCTAAAGCTCAGGAGAAGCTTTCAGCACATAACATAAAGCTCTCAGTGGATGAGTCTGCTGAGGTAACAAAAGAGGAGACTGCAGAGGCTCTAAAGTTCATGGTAGAAACAGCACTAGAAGATGGCACTATCGTATTCACACCGGCTGAGAGCTGGGATCTTGGGGTTGAAATTTACACTAAGGATGCTGATGGCAATCCTGTGGCTGTTGCTGACGGTGACTATATTGTGGCCGATGGCACTGTGCTTTCAGTACTTGAGGGCAAAGTATCAGCTATTACTCCCAAAGAGGATGAAGTAGAAGTAGAGGTGACAGTAGAGGCTGAGCAATCAGAACAAGCTGAGGTATTGACCAAGCAGTATGTAGATGATGCATTGACTGCAATCACCGAACAAATCACCGAACTAAAGGCCGAATTTCAAAAGATACTTTCTAGCAAAGAGATTGAGATGTCTGAGGTAGCTAAAGAGCTTGACACAGTGAAAGCTGCATACTCTGCATTATCAAATCAAGCAGCAGCTGTATCTGTTAAGCAGACAGCAGTAAAAAAAGAAATCAAGCCAATGATCGAGTACAAAAGTGCTGCAGATCGCATCAAGGCAATTATCGCAAATAAATAAATTTAATAAATAGAAAAAAATGGCAAGTACATTAACAATCTCTAGCAGCACATACGCAGGTGAATTAGCCTTACCGTATATCCACGCTGCTCTTTTGACTGGAGATACCATCGCTAACCGCTATGTGACCGTCAAAGAAAATGTAAAATTCAAGGCAGTATTGAAGAAATTATCTTCTGCTAACTTGGTACAATCTACATCACCTTTCCCATGTGATTTCAGTGTAGGATCATCTGCATTGACATTGGCTGAGGCTGTGTTGACTGTAACTGATTTGAAGACTAATATCGAAGTATGTAAAGATCAATTTGCTCAAGACTGGGAAGCTATGCAGACTGGTCGTGGTTTCATCAATGATGTTATCCCTGCTAATTTCGCTGACTTCTTATTGACTTACTTAGCTGGCAAAATCTCTGAACAGATTGAGTTCAATTTGTGGGTAGGTAACTTCTCAGGATCAGTAGGTGGACCTAGCGGATATACTGCTTTCACTGGTTTGTTGAAGCAAATCTCTGACGCTAAGTCTGGAACTCCTGACTATAACATCACTGCTGCTTTGAGTGCTGGTAATATCATGACTAACATTGATAATACAGTAGCTGTTATCCCTGCATCTATCATGGGATCACCTAACACTAAGTGTTACATGAGCAGAAAGACTTTCCAAATGTACTTACAAGCTTGTATGGCTGCTGGTACTGGAGGTCCACTTCAGCCTGCTGATAACGCTATCATGAAGCAAGTATATGGATATGAAATCTATGTATGTCCAGGTTTCTCAAATGACTGCTTATTATTCGCTCAGCCTGAGAACTTATTCGTTGGTACTGACTTAGTATCTGACATGAATGAGGTGAAGGTAGTAGACATGAGCTTGACTGATGCTAGCGACAATGTAAGAATGGCGATGAGATACCGTTTCGGAACTCAAGTAGGTTTCGCTGGTGATGTAGCTGTAGCATTCTAAGACTAACACATCTAACATAAAAAGGGGCGGGGTATTTGGCTCCGCCTTTTTTATAGATACTAACAATAAAAAATTAAAGAAATGGCATGTTTAGCAACAGCGGGTTTTCTAGTAGATTGTAAGAACTATGTAGGTGGTATCAAGGCCTTTTGGATTGGTCCATACGCTACAATTAGCAATGCAGCTACAATAGATCCCACAACAGAACAAATCACTGCACTCCCAGCAGCAACTTGGGAGACCTACAACATGAAGCCTCACACTGGAAACTTTGTGGAGGCAGCAACTGTATCAAAAGAGAATAACACTATTTTCTACACTCAGACTTTAACTGCTCAGTTCACTAAGCTTTCTGCAGCTCGCAGATTACAGCTTGACACTTTCAGCAGAGGCCGTCATGTGATCATTGTACAAGACAACAATGACAACTATTGGCTAATGGGTTACAAGGATGGTGCAGAGGTAGCTACTGAGTCTACTGAGACTGGTACTACCAAGATTGATTTCAACGGATACAAAATCACTTTCACTGCAGAGGAGATACACAAAGCATATCGCTTAGCTGACTCTATCGTGAATGACTTCGATGGTACAATAGACGCACCTACTCTCTAAGAGATAGCATGTTTTATGTACAAACTAATACAGCCGCACAGACAGCTTACCTCTCTCTAAAAGAGGGGGAGCTGATCTTGGCTGCTACTTATACTCACTACCTAGTGAAGCTCGTACATGAGAACACTGGTAAGGAGTATTTTTTCATTCCAACAGTACTAAGTGAGAACAACAGAGTTACTCACTTGCAATTTGACACTAATGTCAATGACCCCTTGAATGGGGGTATCTTGCTTGTAGATCCGGGCAGATATTGTTACAATATTTATGCACAAAATAGTGGGAGTAATTTAGACCCATTATTATCTTTGGGACTGGTAGAGGAAGGTTTCATGGAAGCTACAACGGGAGTGACCTACTATCAGACTCCATCATTTACTACACCATCAGACTACATATACAATGGATAATATAACCAACTTAGCTTTTGCGAAATATATCAAAGTAGAGGAAGTAGAGAAAGAGACTACAAAGGGGTGGGTTGAATGGGGAGAAGGAAATGCAATGCCTCAGTATTTGATAGACCTCTATCAATCTTCTCCGGTGCATGGCAGCTTAGTCAATAGTATCTCATTCATGATAGCTGGTAAAGGTTTCAAGAGTGAGAATCCAGCAAGCCAGGTGAACATGGCAAAGCTTGAGCTAGATAATATATTAGGCTCATCTGCACTAGACCTAAAGCTACAAGGTGGAGTCTATTGGGAACTCATCTACAGCATGGATCACACTCGCATTGTGCAAGTAAATCACTTGCCTTTCGAGAATGTGAGACTAGCTATATCAGATGAGGAAGATCATGTATGTGGAGTATGGTATAGCAGAGACTGGCAAGACATCAGAAAGCAAAAGAACAAGCCCGAATATGTACCTCTTTTCAATCCCGAAGATCAATCACCAAGACAAGTGCTTTTCTTCCATCTGCATAGTGTGGGATCATTGTACTATCCTCGTCCCGATTATATCAGTAGTAAAGATTGGATTGAACTGACTAGACATATCAGTGAGTACCATGTGAACAATATACTGAATGGTTTCTTTCCATCCTTTCACATTAACTTCCCCAACGGTGAGCCATCACCCGAAGCTCAGAGATTGATCTCTAGAGAGATTGAGAGAAATCTATCCGGCACTCAGAACGCTGGTAAGTTCCTCATCACATTCACTAAGGGTAAAGATGAGGCACCAGTGATACAGCCATTTCCAGTCACTGATGCTGACAAGCAATATGAGTACCTCTCTAAAGAGGCTACCTCTCAAATCATTGTGGCTCACAGAGTGACATCACCTCTCCTTATGGGAGTGAGAACAGATGGCAATGGGTTGGGCTCTAACACTGATGAGATTAAGGCTGCTCTATATGTATTCACTAAACAAGTAATTGAGCCATTTCAACGCATCATCACAGATGCAGTAGAGCAGATACTAGCATTCAATGGAGTACCATCACAAGTGACCATTGAAAAGAATGACATCATTGAGATAGCACAAGAGCAAGGTGCTCTACCATCTGATACAACTGCTGCTGCACCAATAGATGTAGCAAGTCAAGCACTCAATGGAGCGCAGATAGCATCTCTACTTGAGATCATTGTACAGACTACAGCGAATGTATTGACAGTTCCATCAGCAAAAGCTATCACTACTGCATCATTCCCAATGCTAAGCCAAGAGCAGATCAATAGCATCTTTGATAACCTATCTACTACACCTATCAATCCAGCAACTGTACTCAGTGCTTTAAAAAAAAAAGTACTAGCTGCGGAGGAGGAGGAGAACTCTTTTGCACCCACTAAAGAAATGGCAGCAGAAGCTGAGCTAGGTCTGAAGTGGAGAGAGGAGTACAAGAGAGGAGGAACTGAGGTAGGAGTAGCAAGAGCTAGAGACATATCTAACATGCGCAATCTATCACTAGATACTGTTACTAGAATGAATAGCTACTTTGCTAGACATGAAGTGGACAAGGAAGCTCTAGGGTGGAATCAGGGAGAGGATGGATTTCCAACAGCAGGCAGAATAGCATGGCAGTTATGGGGTGGAGATCCAGGTAAAGAATGGGCAGCACGAATACTAGAAAGAGCAAATGCACAATCATGTGCAGGGGGATGGAATGACTTCTCAGATGAGCAAGGTGCAGCATTCATTGAGCAACTAAAAGCAAAAGCTGAGTACATCAATGATGAGTGGGAGTTACTTAGTGAGGAGAGAGTCACTGATGCACTAGCGGAGGAGGACTTTGTACTACAGTGTCAGTCACTTGATAGCTATGCTAAAGGTGATGAGTCAGAGAGAAGTCAGTGGGGTGATGCTGGACTATACAAGCTACGCTATGCATACAGTCAAAATCTATCAGCTAATAGCAGAGACTTCTGCATTGAGATGGTAGCAATGAGCAAAGCTGGTGCAGTGTTCAAATATGAGGATATTCAACAGATGAGTGATGATGGGGTGAATGGTGAGTTCGCTCCTGCAGGGCAGAGTGAATACGATATCTTCCGGTGGGTCGGGGGAGCCTACTGTCACCATTTTTGGAAGCGTCAGATATACTTTAGAAAACAAGAGAAAGGAAAGTTCCTACCTAACAAAGGACTAGAGAATGATAAGAGAGTGGGGAATGTACCTTATGTAAAGCCGAAAGGCATTGAGGGCATTGCACCAATTAACAGACCAGGCAGAGGATCACTAAAATACGGATAATAAAATGGCAGTACTACCGGAAATACTTTTAATTGATGAGACATTCATCAAGAAATATACAGCAATTAATGACAGTGTAGACACTGCCATCATCAGACCATGCATCTATCTTGCACAAGACAAGTATCTAGTGAACTATCTAGGTACTGATTTGACTAATAAGCTCAAAGCAGATGCACAAGCTGGCACCCTTGCAGGGGACTATGAGACACTCATTGACCAATATGTGAGAAAGATGCTAGTGTGGTGGACCATGATTGAGCTATATCCCTTGCTAGTATACAAGCATGACAATGGTAATATAGTCAGTAGAGACAGTGAGAATGCCACAAGCATCAGCGAGAGTGAACTGCACAAGCTCATGGATGCAGCAAAAGACAACGCAAGATATTACACACAGAGAATGCTAGACTACATCCGACAAAATGTATCTTTATTCCCTGAATATAGCAGCAATACATCACCCGATCAGTCACCCTATACACAACTGTATACACAGACTGGATTGATGTACTCACAAGGTCTAAAACAATCTACACTACGATGGTCAATAAAAGACTTCCTACCAGTCAAGTAGACAAGAGGAAAGAGTATGAAATGAAAATGAAATCTTTCTACAATAAGATGATGAATGACTTAAAAAAAAGAGAGAGTAATGGTAACAAATAACGACACACCAGGTACAATAGGTGCAGTCACATCAATAAGCATGGCATCAGTAGCAAACCTAGAGCAAGTGGAGATCATTGTTAAGATCATTGCTGGTCTAGTCGCTATTGTGGTGGGAGTTATGACTATCATCTACTATCATAAGAAAATAAAAAAGCTGAATGCTGACAATAAGTAACCTATCCTGGCTACAGGAAAAGTTCGCCATCAAGGGATACCAGTGGGAGAGATTTCACCTGGTGGGTATCAGAACAAAAGACTATGTACCCAATACTTTCTGTGACAACATCTTCTTGATTGATGGGGATAAGGCCTATTCATTCCATGCCACTACTAGACCAGGAAAGCACTGGTTAAAAAATCTACTCAATCCCAAAGGTACCGCTGTCCTCCAAGAGGGCCAGTACAAAAATAGCTGGAGGATAGGACTGCATCAAGGCAAATATGAGGCACTTGTACAGATCATGCCAGTGAATGTATTCAGAGATGCCAACAGAGATGAAAAAGCAGATGTAGGGGGAGTGATAGATAGGGGCATGTTTGGCATCAATATACACAGAGCGAATGCTAATTTGATGAGCAAGCTAGTGGACAAGTGGAGTGCAGGCTGTCAAGTGATAGCTGACCCCTCAGATTTTAATTTTTTAATAAAGAAATGCAAGGATAGTGGGAAGGGAGTATTCACCTATACCTTAATAAATGAGTAGAGCTAAGACTGTAGCTAGATTGACAGCAGAGGAGTACTGCAGAAATCATCAAGACATGCCTCACATGACACTTGCTAAACTCCTAAAGAAAGAGCATGGCAAGCTTTACAAGAATGCAGAGTCAGCAAGAGATTTGATAAGAATCATCAGGGGACAGAAAGGCTCTAGAAATCATAGAGAAACAACAGACAAGAGTCTCTATGTAGCCAAATCACCCTACTTCACACTGCCTAAATCAGCTATTGTCAAGCGGATGCCAGTCAATATCAAGGGCGAAAAGATACTTTTGCTCAAAGATATTCACTTTCCCTACCATGATGAGGAAGCTTTGAGCATTGCTCTGACCTATGGACTAGAGAAAGGCTGTGATACATTGTATCTTAATGGTGATATACTAGACTGCCACACGCTATCCAGGTGGGAGAAGGATCCTGAATCTAGGTCATTCTCTCAGGAGCTTGAGACAGTGAGGTCATTTCTCAAGATGGTATCCCCACTATTTAAAAAAGTGTACTACAAAGAGGGTAATCATGAGGAGAGGTACTGGAGATACCTATCATCACATGCACCGGAACTGGTAGAGATAGATGCATTCAACTTGCAGTCTCTTATGTGGCTAGATCAGTATGGAGTAGAGTGGATTGATGGTAGGACATTTGCTAAGTTCAACAGCTTGAATGTAGTACATGGTCACGAATTTGGGCAGAATGTATTCAGTCCTGTAAACATTGCAAGGGGTCTCTACCTAAGAGCTAAGAGTCATGCAATCTGTGGACACTGGCATCAGACATCTGAACACAATGAGAAGGACATCAATGGTAAGATCATCACCACATGGTCTGTTGGTTGTCTCTGTGACTTATCACCTAGATACAGACCAGCTAATCAGTGGAATCATGGCTTTGCTATCTTGCACAGAGACGGAAAAAATTTCCATGTAGAGAATAAGAAAATATATGAAGGCAAAGTATATTGATGCAGTGATCATGATAAGCATTGCAGTACTATTATTGATAGCTGCAATCATTCAGAGCTGTGGCAGAAAGAAAGTGGAAGTAGTGACAGTGAGACATGACTCAATACAAAAAGTAATAGAGCAAAGAATTGACACACTTGTCAAGACAAGAGTAAAAATCAAAGAGATATACCATGAGAAGATTGATACTATCTATCTGTATGATAGCATTGCCATTGATAGCAGCTACACAAAAGCTATCAAAAGACTCAGTGAGCTTGAGAAAGCTGGATACTTTAAGGATTGAGAGGAGACTGGTAGTGATGGGAGTCACTAGGATGGAATATCTGCAGGCAGATAATGACAATCTTAGTATGATAAATCACTCACTAAATGAGATAATTAGTCACAATGTGCAATATATTGCACAATTAGAGGGTGATATATCGCAAAAAAAGGACATTATCAGTAAAAAAGAGAAACGTATAAGAGGATGGAGAACTGCTGCACTGGTAGAGGGTGGTATATTGGTGATCATTTTAGCTCTGATCTTATGAATAATACCTACATAAAGATGGGCCTATACAAGCCATGTATCTTCATCAATCCTGATGATGATAACGATGAGGAGCTACTGAGTGCAACGGTCTATATTGATGAGGAAAAAGTGCAAATCTTGAATGAGAATGGTGAGTTCATTGCTCAATTTTTTTATGAGGAACTGAGAGGTATCATGGCTGTCATGGCAGCACATCAAGAAAAGCAGTCAATCAGAATATCAGCAATAGCTAAAAAGAATTAGACAGCTACTCCTCCAACAAAGTACCTACCGTCTCTCTTATTGACTTCAAAGTAGGCACGCATCATGATACTATCTGCAATGTCAGGGGAGAGTCCTCCAGCTTTGGCTGCAATAGTTTCCTTATCAGTTACCATCAGCTTACCATCACTGCCTACATTGGCTCTCCTTACTAGCTCTAGCTCCTTTGTGATTTGATCTTTATACTTGCTGTTGAATGTGATCTCATTCTTGTCTATCATATCACCTAGCTTGAAGTAGCAGTCAGCTTTTAAATTCTTGTAGTTAGGTCTGAAAGCTTTTGATCCATTGACAAATCCTGGGCAACGGAGATAATCTACCGCACCTCCCCCGATACCATCCTCGTCACAGATAACATTGGAGAGCTTTACCTGATACTCCTCCATCAGTCTCTTGATGATGTCCACTATCTCATTGACTCTCTTGTGAAGATGTAGATCCATCCTCTCCAGGTGCAATCCGTTCCATACACAAATGACAGTCCTATCCTTACCCAAACGCGCAATATCAGCTGTGATGTAGCAATCAGTGAGACTGTCTGACTTATCTCTGAAACATCTGAGCAGCTCAGAATAAGAGTACAGTCTATCATCACTGCTATCAAAGTCCCAGTCTCCCAATAATAGTCTTTTCCTATCCACTTCCGGCAATGTGTTAAGGATGCCCATGTATGATGAGGGTAGCATGTAATTATCTGCACTGAGAGACTGGATGAAAGCTTTATCAGGACTCAATCTGCCCTCGCGATGGGGATGGTAGAACTCATTGTATAGGTATCCCTTAGAGGGGTTGCATGTCATGAGCAGCTTAGGTACCAGGTTGTACTCATTGAGCTTATATCTTATCCTACTTAGCACAGTAGTGATAGCTCTCTCATGTACCTCTGCTGCCTCATCTATGAATGCATCAGTCAGCTCCAGTCCTCCCAAGTCTTGATAGTGGGGATCTGAGGGCTTGTAAGCTAAGTCTGCAAGCACTATCTGACTATCATTGTAGAATGTGATAGTATTGCTCTGTTGGTTGTAATTGTAGTGAGTGTGGGGCTGTAGTCCCATCAGTCTAGTAGTCTCAAAGAATGACGCTATGGTAGTCTTTTTTAGGGTATCTAGCTTAGACCTCCCAATGAGAGACTTAGTGCCTGCATACTTGAGTCTCCTCTGTATCTGCCAAATACAGCCCAGTCTTGTCTTGCCTCCTCCTGCTGCACCTCCATACAAGATCATGTTGGCAGGATGGTTATTGCGTAGATAGACCAGTGCTTCTTTCTGCTTGTCTAGTAGTTCCATCACTTTTCTTTGCTCATGATGAGCTGAGCTTTGCACACTGCATACCTCTGCTGGTAGTCAGTGAACTCGGAGTTCATGACTTCATCATTCATGCATCTGCCAATGAATTGCTCATCAGACTCATTTTGTTTTTTTTTAGGTAGTGGCATATTTAATTTATTAGTTCTATTGATAGTCCTTTCTCTGTGAGTAGTTCTCTGATGTATTCTCTTAGATCACAATAAGCTTGCTTGTACTCCTCACTTTTAGTCTCGTCATACTTCACTGCCCTTCGCATGTACTCATCAATCTCCCACAATACAAATGTGATTTCATCTATGTGAGTGATCAGCTTGTGCTTTGCTCTATCTTCGGGATCATTCAGGTCAAAGGTTATAGTAGCTTTCATTCTTGTCCTCTAAATATTTTGATGTAGTATTGTTCACTTGTTTCTCTTGGAAATATGGTATCATCATTGGTAATATCTAGGCATCCTTGACAATATGACTCTATTATCTCCTCTTTGTGCATTGCTTTTGCTTTTCGCAAGATTGTATGCCATTGAAATTTGTCTTTTGGTGTGTATGATAGTTCAAAAAATAACCACTCTATTGAACTTTGTTTTTTGCTCATAGTTCTTTGATATGTTTCTTGACTCTTGTCCAGTACTTAATAGCTTGCTGCTCTCCAGTCTTATCTTCTACTGGAGCTGCAAGTATCTTATCTACAGCTAGCATCACTGACTCTTTGACTCTGTCTCTAGTCAGCTGTTCTAGTTTCATTTCTTTCACTACAGCCAGTGCATGCTTCAGCATGAACTTTGCTTGTGCTTTTGGGGATGCTAGGAGCTTGCTCATATATTTCCGATGTATGATAATACTTCTGATGTTTCTAGATATTCCGACAACAAATGTATTTTGATTTCATTTTTGTTAATTGTTACTCTATGTATTGATCCATCTTCACCCAGTACAGATAGGTATATTTCATATAGATCACTAAATTTATCAAAATGTCCACTTTCAATTATAGCTTTTCGGTAGTCCTCAAAGAAGTCATTATCATAGAATTTTATCTCTTGCTTAGTAGTAACAGTCAATCCATCAGGAAAGAAAAAATACTTGTCATACTTATCCTTAAACCATTGAGGAAGTTCAGATCCTGGTCTATCATTTGAGCAAAGTGTGCATCTATATCCCATGATTGTATCTTTTATTCATTAAGTCTGAGGGATCATACTCTCTGTACAGCTGTCCCATTTCACAGCATAGATCAAAGTGATCTCTCTCGTCAAAGATAAGCTTTTCAATCAGCTCCTCTAGATCATGGAGTGCTTGTACATAGCCACTATTGTAAGTGTTCAAAGCCCTATTGAGCTTTGCCTCTATGAGATTATCTACCTCATCCTTAAAGATTTGCGCTGGTGTTTTCATTTGATAAAGATATATTATTTTTTTCAACTAGCTGATACTCACCTCTATTATCTAGTGGAATAAAGCCTGAGCCATTGCCATGTACTACCTTCATGAAGTCTACCTCTACCTTTGCAGAGTTCACTATCACTTGTGCTACATCTGAGATAGTCTGTGCTTTCTCAATGTCTATGTCTCCATCCTTTAGCATTTCGATTACTTCAAATAGATGGTTTCTTAAATCCTCAATCTTGTTTCGTGCCATGATTTCTTATTGTTTTTTTTAGTTTTGATATTGTCTTAATTGCTTGTACTATTTCTGTTGGATAACGGTGGATAGTGTTTCTTGCCATAGCTTCCTCATAGGTCAGCAGCAGCAGATTATCTATTGATATATTCATCTTATTGTTATCCTTAAAAACTAGTTTATGTCGGGGTGGTATTGGTCCATTCACTTCCTCCCATACTATGTGATGTACTGCTTTCCATTTCTTGGGATCCGCTACCTTCCTCTCCAGGTATCCATCCACAGTGATTCTCTCACTGCCTACTGGTTTATAGTTATGAGGCTTGTGTCCTTTCTTGAACTCAGTAGCTACACTCACCCTCATGTACTTACCTTTATTCCATGTAATATCTCCTTTCTTATACCGGTGTGCTTTGCCATACTTAAAAAGATTCTCATTAGTCCTAGCTAGCATCTGCTTCATATACTCAGGATCCTTTTTTATTTTTCTACTGCACGCTATACCATGTACCTTGCTCTCTGTCAATCCGTACTTGAGTGCTACTTCTCTTGTACTCATGTGTGGGTAGTCGGCTAGTATTTGATCTAGGAACTCTTGACTGTACTTTCTCATAGATCACCTTTGATATTGTTCATGATAGTATTGAAAAGCTCCTCATTCTTGATAATGTGCTTATAGACCTCACACTTGACTTGGTTAATCTGCTCAGTCTTGATCATTGACTTCCACTCATCACTGCTATACTTAGCTCTATCCCATTCACCCATAACCTGGTACATATTGCTTTTTACTTTGAGCTTGACATCACTTAGCCACTCATCAGAGATATACTCATCTTTGAAGTACCCTCTCTTGATTAGTGACTGCATGATCAGAGGTGCAGTGTACCTCAATTTCTTTTCAAAGAATGCATCCTGCTGGTCAGCTATTAGCATATCATGGAGTGCTTGTATATTCACTCTCTCCTCTACTAGCATCTGCTTTCTCTCCTCTTTCTTGCTGATGTCTTGCATTGTTTTTCTGCTATACTCAATATACCTGGTAAGTACATCACTGACATACTGCACGCTGAACATATTGTAATGTTCTATCCTGGTCCACTCGGTACCCAATGCATTCAGGTCAAAAGCCAACTGCATTTCTCCCAGTGTGATGTTTCCATACTTCTCCACTATGAGCTGAGATAGTATAGTGAACTCCTCTTGAGAGGGTAGCTGCTTGATGCCTGAGATAGTGATGGGCTTCACCATACTCATCTTGAACTGCTGAGGAGTGAGTGCATTGATTCTAACAGTGGTCTGTGCCTGGATGAGGGATTGCTCACTCTTTGTCAATCCACTCGTATAGGTCTTGCCTGCTAATTCTACCGATTTTGCTTGAGTCATTTGATTGGTTTTTAAGTTTTGATTGTTGTTCCAAATATACATCAACATTAAATCCTACCCACTGCCTACCTATGGCATTCACAATAACTTGCTGAGCTAAGTCATGGTCATTATTGCAGTCTCTCATCAGTGTGCTATATGCCATGTATTCACTCTTTGCAGATTTGTAGGGAGTCTTGGATACATTTGTCTTGTACTCTATCCATTCATCCCAATATCCATCCAACTTTCCTACTAAATCTTTATTTCTTGGCTCTTTGTACAGCTCATGCACTACTATCTGATCTACCTCATACTTGACTAGATTAGCTTTCTCTAGTGATGTGAATGCGACATCTAGAGCAAGAGCTTCCTGCTGGATCTTTGCCTCTCTCATAGATATGCCTGGATTGATAAAGATAGATGCAATGTGGAGAGCTATATTGTCACTCATTATCTCAGCTACTTGATTATCCTTGCATAAGTAGTAGAGCTTGAAGTATACACCCACATGATGTGAATGCATACCTCTTAGCTTATTGATTGCATCTTTCTTCATTTCAATATCTTTATATGTGAGATTGCCTTGAAGTGATCAGTGGCATCTATCCCTTTGCTCTGTAAATGTAATAAGATATTTTCTAAGTCTTGTCTAAAATTACGATCTACTGAGTACAGACTATCAATCCTTTTAATACCATTGAGTACTGTTGCATGGTCTCTGTTATAGTAGGAGCCAATGACATTGAGAGAGAAGTACTCTTTCAGATATCTTGATACCCACATGCATACTTGCCTCGTGAAGTTTATGTCAGCTACTCTATTGCGAGCCATGACATCAGTAACAGATATTCTGTGATACTTGCAGACAAGCTCTCTTACAGTCAATAGGGGATCCATTTTCGGATTGCCATCCTCATCTTTAGGCTTACCTTCATCCAGCTGTATCTTCATTTCATCAATCTGCTGCTGTATCATGGTCTCAAATAGATCAATGAGCTTTTGATGTACATAGTTTTTCTTATCCTCGACAACACAAGACATGATGTCATTGTACTTCTGCTTGAGTGGTATGAAAGTTCTCATGTGCCTGGAGTGTTAAGTAGTTTCAGCATATACATACAACCAGCCTCAAAAGCCATCAGTCTAGTGCCATCACACTGACCATCCTCATTCATTCCGGCATACTGCTCGGATGCTGCTTTGATTGCAGTCATTATCTCAAATGCGTTCATAGGTCTGACTCTTGTGTAGGTGGAACTGATTTGTACTGGCAGTCATAGATGAACTGAGCCATGTCTTTTACTGACATCTTGCAATGCTGAGCTAGTGTGAAGATGTCTCCTATTGTCATCATGCCTGGATATTTCTCCCATCTCCTAGCTGTTGGCCAGCTGATGTTAAGGACTTTTGCCATCTCATAGGTAGAGACAAAGTGCTGTCTCATTTTAGCCACAAATGGTCTATTGATTAAGTTGCTTTCATCTGCCCTACTTAGGTAGATTTTGTCTATCTGATTCATTGAAATAAGTTTTTGATTTTTGCAAATATAGATTTTTTCTTTTGTAGTTCAGCTATCATCTTATCTTTTGTTTTGATAGTGAACTCTAGGGTAGATATTCTAGCCTCTTGTCTATTGAGTTCAGATTGTAGATTCCTTATCTCATTCTTGTAGATAGCATCTTGAGCTATCCCTTTCATGTGAGCTGGTAGTTCTACCTCGCATGTCACTAGATCAGAGGGGGTATCTTTCTTGCTGTACTCAGCCTCATACCTTGACATCACATAGTCTAGAATATAGTCAGTGCTGTGGTTTTTTGGGTTAGTGTATAGCACTGTCCTATCCTTAGTGTCAATTATTTCTAGCTCTCTGAGGTACTTCATGAACTGATGGCCTAGTCTATAGGTCTTAGCCACTTCATTAGTGATGCCTGGTAGAGACTGGAGGAGGTGCAGGTCATTGATTAGACCTGCTACCTTCACTCTTGTTTTTTGCTGTATGTTCATTCCTTTCTTAGTTTTAGCGTATCTATCCATAGCTTTGGTATTCAGAAGGGTAAGTCATTTTCATCTATAGATGCATCCATCTTACGATCATTCAATGCATTATCTACAGCATCTTGATTAGCTTGCTTGCCAGTGAGTAGGTAGTGTTCAAAGTAGAGAGCCATGTTCACATAGACCTCAGCTTTCTCTCCAGCTCCAATAGCGTCAATAGCTGCCTTCAAGGCCACTGATCTAGCAATGTTCTCCTGCTGACTTGGTGCCTGGTTAGTCCCTACTTGGTGGGTACTTGGTCGGTACTGTTGGTCGGGTGCTTTCTCAAGCTTGATAGAGTACTGAGTCTTGCCCTTGAACTGACCCTTACTTTCGATGCTGTAGTAGATTTCTGCTCCAGTGCAGATCTTTGATGGCATCTTTTCTTTGGTGCCTACTGATCCCTCGTCTCCATTGTCTAGAGTGATGTTGTGATAGTAGATTTTGCCTGATGGTCCCTCCCACTCCCGAGAGTAGACACATGATGTAACTTTTGCGTTTTTCATTTTCTTTTTATTATTTGATTGTTGTTGACTTTTGAGGAAGCCTTCATGCTCCACTGCTCTTTTGATATTATCCAACTGATTCTCCGGAGAGTCCTCAGCTACTAGGATGGGTGCGCCATCCTCATCTTTGATCCAGGGCATTACTTCTGATAGGTTTTTTCGGTTAGTAGTTCCTCCATCCTTTCGAGTGGTGTTCTCTTAGTCCCTGCAGCTATGTGCTGGGCTATCTGATTGAAGTCTAGCTTTTCTTTGGGATAGCTTGCAGACTGTACACAGATGTACTTCTTGGGGTAGGTTAGATTGACTTTCATATCTCTTGATTATTTAATTTTGCTATACTTATTAACTGATGTATATACTTGTAGGAAAATAGTTCATCACGAGTGCTTGCAAGCTCCTCTTTGGTAAATACCTCACCTTCATATGTTGATGCGAACTTTTCTAATGCTACTTGTAGGATAGTAAGTTCAGCACTAGTGAGGTCTAGCTTCCATGTTTTTATATTGCGACTCATAGCTTAGATGATTTGAAAGATGAATGCATAGATATTGATGTACGGATTTTGTCCGGCATGCGCATAAGCAAAGCCATCTTGATCATACTTGTAGTTCCATCCATTGTGACTTGCAATGTCAATGATGGTACTGTTAGCATTCTGCAATGAGTCGCATGAGATACACTCCCTATCCATGCCTCTAAAAATGTGTACTTGATACATAGTTTTTTGTTTTTGATTTCAGCAAAGATATGAATACTTTTGAATATAGACGAAAAAAGTATCAATTCTTTTATTAACATAGTTATTAACATAGCAAAAGAGTAGTACCTTTGATGTCATGCTAGAGTCAGATATTCAAGAGGCAGTAGTCAAGTTCATTGATATTAACTATCCAGGCACCTTGTATTGTGCATCAGCTGGAGGGATGAGGACTAGCATGAGACAAGCTATCAAGATGAAACGCACTGGCTATAAGAAAGGATTCCCTGACTTACAGATCATGCATCCCACAAAGCTACATCATGGCTTATTCATTGAGATTAAGACAAGTAAGGGTCAAGCATCACCAGAGCAGAAAGCTTGGAGGGATGAGTTGAATAAGAGAGGATACAGAGCTGTGATATGCAAGGGCCTTGATGCTTGTATTCTCGAGATCATTACCTACATGAATGAGAGACTTGAATAATGCCATAGAACTGCACTACAAAGATTTCTTAGCACTGGCTAAGATTCTGTCTAGAGGCAAGAGCTTTGATCCCTATGACCTCCTCCATGATACCATTGCTAGACTCTATGAGAGAGAAGCTGATTTCATTGACGATATTATCAAGAGAGGCAAGTTCAAGGCATACATGGACTGCTCATTGAGGTTAGCAGCTAATAGCTCTACCAGTAGATTCTACTACACTCATCGCAAGTTCACCAATGACATGAGTGAGATCACTGAGGATGCCTTACAGACAAAAGTTCCGGATATTGCAAGTTTTGTCAATAGGGAGAACATTGACATCATCATCAGTAGGCTCCCTGAATTTGAGAGCAAAGCACTGGAGCTGTATCTCATGGGCTTCAAGTACAAGGAGATCAGTGATGCCACAGATATACCTCTCACCTATGTGTTTAGGGCAGTCAATACAGCTAAGCAATTACTAATAGATCATATATGTTATTTACAACAGCACAGCAAAGAAAAGAAAGACTAGACATCTGCATGGCATGTCCAGTCTATGTAGCTAAAAGCAGCTCATGTGGGAAGTTTATGGACCTATTCCAAGACCTTGTTACCATTGATGGTGTGACATTCAAGCCATGTGGATGCCATCTCAGAGCAAAGGCATCACTCAAGCATTTTGATTGTCCAGCAGGGAAGTGGCCTACTATCTTCAGCAAGAAACAACTGTCTATATTGAAAGACATCGCAGAGAGAGCTACCAGGCAGAAGTTTATAGTTAAGGAGGACAGAGATATGCTCAATCAAATCTTTCAGACTGAGGACCCCAACTTCCGAGGATTCTCATGTACTTCATGTGGCAGTCAGATATTCAGTACACTAGATCAGCTTTTGCAAGACATGAATAATGGTACTGTACTAGTGGATAACCCCTCA